GCGTCAAATATAGCTAGTTTTTTAGTAGCTGCGGCATTTTTTAATCTGTCAGCTGAAATATCGTCGTCTGAATCTACAATAGGTTCTTTAGCAACTTTAATCAACTCTTCAACTGCTCTTTGCCCAGCTTGGATTATATTCTTCTTCGTCTCCTTGATGTTCATATTTGATTGTAATTAAATTTGATAAAATTCTATATAATCTTTCTCCATCTACTATAAATTCAGATTCTGTTTTAGGTCTATAACCTATAAGATCACCAACGTTTACGGTACCATCTGAATATTTAACAATACCTTGTATAGATCTTTCAGTTTTAGTATTAAATTGATCTATAGCTTTCAAAGGTTTTATAAAACAATAACCTTTCGGAGCGATCCATTCTTTATTTCTTTTATATAAAAAGATTTGATCTGAAGTTATAAGATAAGTAGATTCATTAAAATAACTTCTACTATTTTTTTCTTCACCTCTAACATTATGCCATCGTCTAAAAACATTATGATGTACTATTACCGTATCTCCTGGCTTTATATTTGTATTACCAATGATTGGAGTTGATATAACTATAGCCTCTCTATTTACGTATTGATGATTAAAAATCTCGGTATTAAGTATTAACTCTGAATCACCAACCTTCTTTTTATTATTATATCTTTCTCCTTTTGGTTTTACAACAAAGTTGTAAACGCTTTTCATTAGTATTCTAGATTATATTCTACAGATACAGCCATATTTTTGTTAAAGTCTTTCCAAGGTAATACATCTTTATTTTTTTTAATATAAACAGAATATTTATCTTCTTCTTCTATTATATCACAAATTGTATGTCCTCCATAAACCTCTTGACCAACTGCATAATGCATGGCGTCGTTTTTATAATCTTTACCTACACTAATCTTTCTTATCAGCTTCGCCATTTTCTTCTGCTTTAGGTTGAGGGTTTTCTTCTGGATAATTTATTGTACCATCAGAAATTGTTATATTATCTGTACCGTATTTATTATTTAGTTCAATTCTAAAAGCTTCTATTCTTTGTTGTACAGATTCCATAGCTTTCATTAAAGCATGCTTCCTAACCTCTATAGTACCGACTTCATGAGTTAATTGATCAATAGTTTTTATTGATGATTGCATTCTAGCTAATTCTTGCTCATCAACTTTTTCAGGTTTAATACCTTTTAATTCTTTAATTTTTTTACTTGTGTTTTTTGCCATTTTATTTAATTTAATTGTTAATATTTATTTTTATCCTACGTTTGTTAAATAGTTATACAGTTCATTTCTTTCTGTTGTACTTAAGTTTTCGTTACAAATAACAACTTCATACCAGTAAGAAGTAGCAGTACCATCACCTATTTGTGTTATGTCTAAAGTGTTTGATATAGGCGTATTACCATCTTTAGATCCCGATTCTGACCAAGTTCCCGCGGAATTATTCATATATGCAGCCCATGCCCCCTCCCCATCTCTTTCTAATCCTAAAACTACAGCCGTACTACCATCGTCAGTTATTTCACTAATAGTAGCATCTTCTCTGGTTTGACCGTCTGCTTTAACTCTTAAATCTGTAGGGGCGTTAACTTTTATAAAGTTATTACTATTACCTTCAAAAGGTACGTCTGCGCTAATAGTATTGCTCCAGTTTACTTTCCAATAAACAGCCATTGTTCCTAAACTTAAAGCAGAGTCAAAAACCAAACTATCTGTATTACTATTAAAAAGCACAGTACCATCTGTATGATGTTTGGGCATTTCAGCAACATCGTTAGTTACTGTTGGGGCACCATGATTATCATTACCAGATTGATCCGCCCATTGCGTAATTTGGCTAGCTGATTCCCCAACCGTAGTAGTCGTAATACCAGTATTGAATTGATACCAAACTACCATTTTACTACCTAAATTTCTTGGAGTCCAACCAAATGGATAATCAATACCACCTAGTTTATAAAATCCTACGCCTAGACCTAGCATTATTTACCAAAATAACAGATTACACCCGCGGCAGAAGGTTTAAAAGCTGTCCATCTTCCATATATAGTTAATCCTTTTGGAAACACTTGCGAAGCACAAGTTATACCACCGGCCCCATGTTGTTCGTCAAGGAAAATTAATGCTTGAGAAGATGGTGTTATTTGTTCAGATAATTGGACTTTAGTTGTCCCATCAAAAGCCGTAACTTTAACACCTCTTCTATTAGGTCCACTATATATCGGTGGAGGGGTCTCAGCTGTATCTATAGTCATTGCGGCTGAAGTACCATCCTCATCAGCATCATCATTTACTAGCAATACATATTGTCCAACTCTTACCCTACCAGCCCCGGAAGTTGCTAATGTAACATCACTACCAGCAGCGATAGTACCATCTGTTACATGGCTCGCGTGTACTCCATTAAAGTTAAAGTAGTTATTATCTGCTACCTCCACATCATCACCAGTAGAACCTGATATAGCTATATAACCAGGACCCTGTTGATCTAGTTTTTCCGGAGTCAAAACAGTTGGTGTATTGTCATCTAAAAACGTAATAGCTACTATAACATGATTTTGAGGTGGTACTATTATTTGAGCTATATCTGAATAAGCACTACCTAATTGCCCAAAACCATAAGCTACTTCTGTTGAATTTTGTCCCATAATTTTATTTTTTTACTTTTTCAAATGATCGTCCGCCAAAATAAGCACCGATCACAGTTATTAATACTAATTGTAATAAGTCAACCCATGAAGATTTGACTTCAAATTTTAATGCACCAGCATCTATAAATATTAATAGCATGGTGCATACTATTAAAAATATTAAAACCATAGGTCTTACATTTTTGCTTAACCATGAATCTGATTTTAAATCCGCTTCCCAACGAGATGTAATATTCTTTTCCATTTCAACCTCGTAGTTAGCAATTATTTCTTTTATTTTTTGTTCTGCTGCTAATTTTTCTTCTTCAGAAGTGTGTAAGTTATCTATAACCCCACCTACTCCTTTAACTAAATCTGCAGCTCCTCCAGATAATAAATTTCCTAACATAATTTAATTTTATTTTTTTGCAAATTTTTCTAAACCAGCTATTCCAAAACATCCTAATACCACTAACACGAATGAATCATATACAAATTCATTTATAGCTAGATCTCTACCTAACCAACCAGTTAATAAATCTAAAACCATAACAAGACACATTATTATAAAAGCTACAGCCCCTATAATAGATTTTTCATTCCAATTATTGTTATCTTTAAATATTTCCATTGTTTGCTTCTTTTTCCCAAGGAAAACCATGACTACCAGCTTCCTTCCATTTACCATCAACATGAATCATATCTTTTCCATTAATAGTTTTTCTATGGTATGTATTGCCATTATGTTTTATGTAATTATCTCCATAAGCTAGTTTACCCAACTTCATGTCTGTAGCGTGGCGCATTTCATGATTTATCACTTGTCTTTCTTCTTCGCTACCAGGTATTATTTTATCACTAATATATATGCTACCATCCATATTAGCCTCGCCGAATATTCCTTCCGCTAACGGTTTTCTAATAACAGGTGTTCCGGGTACAGAAACATCTGGATTTCCAGATTCTCTATGAAATCTAAATTTAGTTTTAATTTCTCCGCTCACAGCGTAATTACCTCTTTCTGTTCCTAGTTTAAATCCCATTATTTATTTTTTGTTAATTTTCTTTTTATATTTTTTTAACGCTTCTTTCTTTTGTTCAGGAGTTAGTTTTTTACTAGCGAATTTTCTAGTAGTAGTTTTTGGATTCGTTGGTTCTGTTTGTTTAACTGGAGAATCTGAATCTCCAAATTGTACGGCATCACCTGGTTCAGAATACTTTTCCATGTTCATATAGTTTTTTATTGGAGAATTTTTTTCTGAAGCCGCATATTTAGCTCTCCAATAAGCCATGTTTTTCATTTCTTTCATATTATCTATCTTTATCTTTTATCATATCATCTATAGCTTTATTATAAACTTTATCTGTATATGATTTATTATTATAA